CCATGAAGAAGAGTTTGATCTTCAATATTTTCCTTCAACCACGTAAGAAATTCACCACAAAAACGTCGGTAAAAATCTACTCCAAAATGGAAAATTTCATTTACAAATGATTCAACAGTAGACATTAAAACTTCAAAGTCTACTTTTGGCCCATTTGTCCAATAAGTTGATTCTACAATCACTGATAATTCTAAAGGAGCTGCTTTATAAAAACCCCTCTGAGGTGTAAAAGCTCGACCTAAATATCTAATACTTTCTAAAGTGTCATGAACAGTCACTCCTTCTTTTTTAGAGAAGTGAGTGTAATTCATACCATAAAATTGTTTAAAATAAGGTTGAAAGTCATTAACTCTCAAACCCACCTTATCAGTAGTTAAAACATTATCATCTCCATATACAACTATATTCCAAGTATCAGGACTCAAACAAAAAACTTGAGTGAGAATGGGATACCACATACATAGTTGTCCTAAAGAATTATAAAAAGAAGTCCAAGGATTTCCTGAAGGATTTCCGTCTTTAACTTGATATATTACATTTCCTGTTAAACGAGTTGCATTATATATGTGTTCAAATAATAAAGCACGTACCCGAGCATTTACGGGTCCATCATCATACCATCTATTAACAAATGCTAAAACTCTTTTTTCTCCAATAAATCTAGGTATTCTCCCATCGTAATTTTCAAAATCACCAGCTATTACAGATCCATTTGTCTTGGACAATCTATTATATAAAATGGTCCAGTCTAAAGAATGTGCATTAATGCCCACAGAAACAGGTTTAAGAGTGCTCTGAGATTGAATATATTCAGTTATTTTTCCAAAATATTTTCTCATTAAACACAAATAATGTAAAGGACATGTAGAGAATAATCTAGTTTTACCAGCATTCACTTTCTCTATAGGTCTTCTCTCTGTTTTAAGAACATCAGCCCATAAAACTTCTATATTTTCACCTTTTAATAAACTTGCTTCATAAGTCTGAACTAAAGATTCCAAATCTTCAGTCCATTCTATCTCACAAGAAATTTTATCTACAGTGATCCAAGGTGATTTTCCTTTTGTTTGCTCTTTCATTAAGCAATATGGATAACCTGGAGACGTACCAGCATTAACTGAACTAAAAAATTCTCCAGTTCCTTTAATAACTTCTGAAAAGTTTAATAATCTTCTATCTTCTTGAGGAGGATAGAGAGATATTAACCAATCCACTGATCCATCATCTTCTAAAATTTCGGGTGTATATTCTTGATGTAATTTAGAAACTCCTACAATGTAAGGATCTATAGTTAAACCATCTTTATTTACGAAAGGTATTAATCTGACTGGATATTGAGTAGGTGGCCCATTCCACCCATACGCCACAGAAGGACGTATTTTATGAAATCTAGGTCTATTAAATGATTCCAATAAAGGTATGGTGCGTAAAATTTCATGAGGAAAAGTTTGAATAGCACACTGCTCTTCAAACACATCTTCTTCTTCATCTTTTACATTCAAATCTTTATTCATAATGAGAGCTATCACTTCTTGTGTGATAGGAGTTCCAAGACCTATACTGCATCCCACTCTACTTCTGACTCCTACATGCATTCCAACAATCTGAGGTCGATTTTGATTACCTTCTATAACTAGAATTGAACCAGAATCACCAGCAGACGTTCGCGAATTATATGTTAATTCAGAATAAAACTCAAAAAATTGACCGGATTGACCATAAACTATTTTTTCAATTCCGCCAACTTTATTGACAGTTTGAAATTCATGATCTCCCGACTTATGAGTTCTAACTAAACGTATAGGAACTCCTGGAACCAGTGGTGAGCTGGTAGAATTAGGAGACAAATATTTAAAAAGTGCTTTAGGTAATTGACAATGAGAAGGAAGTTTAAATAAACTAATATCTAAACCTTCAGCCTCTTTTATCTCATCTAAATCATCTAATAGATATTTGTGATTATCAAATTTTATAACATATCTACAATCGTCTCCATTATTTAAGAAAAAATGAGTAGGTGTCATAAACCATCCATTTTCCATGTGACTGCATTGCGCACTATTATACATTTTTTTTCCATCTTCGATCCATTCAGCTCCTATTATGGCAGTACCTGACATAAGTTTAGGAAAAGCCATATCATAATTAGAAATAGGAAATTCGTCTCCATTTTCTAAATTTACATCTTTTCTTAAATTTCTTATGTTGATTTTAGTAGTCTTAATAGGTTTTTTCTTCATACGACCAGATTTTTGGTTATTGGATATAGAATGAGGAGTGAATAAATCATCTTCTTCATTCTTTCCACTTGTTAAATATTTATAAAAAATAAGTAACGTAGTAGAAGACACTGCTGCCACAAAGAAAAATAATAAAATGTTTCTCCATTCTAAATTGTTATACCATTCTAGAATTCCTCTGTTAATATCTTTTGTTAAACAAGTAAAAATGGACATCTGTTGATCGTCTCTATTTGAGAAACTTTCAGGATGAAATGTACTTGGTGTTAAATTAGACAATCGTTGTTCAAAATCAACTATTTCTCTATCAAAAAAGAATTCATGTAGTTGAGTCTCTGTATGAGTTTTACGATTCAATTGCTCTACTGATTTTTCTCTTAATTGACGAATTAGAAGCACCACCTCTTTTAAAGATAATTCTTTTCCTTCAAATTCAGGCATTTGTATACACTGATCAACTTGAAAAGTTTGATGTAACGGAAAACTACTAGAAATAGGATCGTTTCTTATTAAAACCAAATGTAAACGTCTAGTAAAAGCAGTTGTATCTGTTAATCCTAATTGTAAGACACTTTTCGATAAACTCTTAGTAGTCAAATTAGTAGTCAGAAAAACATAATCAGAATTGAAAAAAGTACACCCTTTCTCACTTAATCCTGCCATATTTAGAGGATAAGCTGCTGTATTTACCATATTAATAATTTCTTTAGCTTGTCTAGCTCTAACTTGAGTGTCAGCATCAGCAAAAATGTCGTCTACGGTTGCAAACTTTTGGTTTACATATCCAGACCAGAAATCATCATTAAAATTACAAGCATAAGAATGTTCAGGAAGTAATTTGGAAATATCCGATTTACCTTCTATGTAATCTAAATAAACAATACTTTCTTTTATGCAATTAGTACTAGCAGTC